GCTGTTGAGAATCATGCCGTTATTCATGGCCTTTCGGTACCATTCCACACTGAAATGCGGGACGGAAGGCGGGTTAAGGCTGAATGAGCCGGAGATGGAGAAATGCGGCATCTTTATATGCGGCAGGCTCCACTCGAAGTTGAAGATTCCTTTGAGCCAGTCTACGACGCCCGAGACAAACGAGCGTATATTCTCAAACGCGGATGTAAACGCCGATCTGATGCCTTCGAGAATGCTTGACGCCGTTGACCGTATTGATTCAAGACCGGAGGAAATGTTGGACTGCAGGGTGTTGATGACGGATGTGATCGACGTGAGAATCGAGTTCCAGGCTGTAGATGCCGCCTGCTGTACAGCCGCAAAAACAGTCGCTGTTGTGGTCTGAACAGTCGACCAAGCTGTCGAAACGGCAGAACTTATGGCGTTTACAACCGTCTCAACCGCCGACTTCACGGCATCCCAGGCTGCGGACGTAGCTGTGCTCACGATCTGCCAAGCCGCTACGGTTGCGGACTGGATTGACGACCACGCGGAGCTCACCGCCGAGCCGATAGCCGAAAGGATTGTGCTCACGGTTTCCTGAATTGACGTCCAAGCTGTCATTATGGCCGTAGTTATGGCTTCCCAGACCGCCGTGGTCGCTGAGGAGATTACTTCCCAGCCGGAGCTAATTCCGGTCATAACTGCTTCCAGCGCCGCCGTAACGGTTTCCTTTATGGCTTCCCACGCCGTGGTGATGATTTCCTTACAATTCTCCCAAATGAACTGGAAAGGCAGTGAAATGATTTCGTTTGCCGCACTGATGAATTCCGCAATCGCCATGACCACCACGGTCACCACGTTTTGGATTGTCTCCCAGGCTGTAGAGGCGACTTCCGTCAAGCTCTGCCAAACGCTGGAGAGGAATTCCTTCACGCCGTCCCAAACGCCCCGGAAGAACTCGACGAAAGCGGTGAATGTTGCCGGGAGCGTATCGGTGAAAAACGCCGTGATTCCTGACCACACCGTCTCAAAAACTGTTTTTACGCCTGTCCAGCATTGCTCCCAGTTTGTCCCGAACCAGGCGAGCACGGTGTCGGCAAGAGAAACGAGCAAATTCAGCCCCGTATCCATCAGCCCGGTAATTCCCGTCCAAACGCCGGAAAAAATCTCCGTCACGCCCGTCCAAAGCTGCGACCAGTTTCCAGTAAACAGGCCGATGAAAACGTCCAGCAGGCCGGTGATCACATCTAGTGCGCTGCTGAGAACTGTGGAGATTACGGAAAAAGCTGCTTCGAAAACAGGGGCGAGAACCTGACAAAATCCATCCCATGCGGCTTTCAGCACGTCTATGATGGATGTGAAATTAAAGCCCAGTGCATTCAGCCGGTCGACAACGCCCTGGCAGAATTCATGGTTTTTGCTGACAATATTCTCCCAAATTGCAGTGATCGCCGCGCGGAACTCTTCGTTTGTATCCCAAAGATGCTTGAAAGCAGCGACAAGCAGGGCGATTGCCGCGATGATCAGCGTGATGGGATTGGCCAATAACGTAGCCCACAGGGACTGTAAGCCTCCCATGAGCGTACTACCTATGCTCATCACGCTCTGCACCGCCGTCACGATCTGCGGTGCGAAAGTCATGATCGTACCGACGGCTGAGATCACTTTTCCGAGGATGATAAGCAGCGGGCCGGCGGCGGCAACAATGAGACCGATCTTCACGATAGTCTCCTGCTGTGCCGGGGACAGGGCGTTGAATTTGTCCACAAGCTGCTGGATGAAATCTATGACCTTTTGTATGGTCGGGGCCAGCGCCTGACCGATTGATGTGACAAGAACGTCGATAGAGCTCTTCAGTTTCTCGATGGAACCGCCGAAACCGCTCATCATGGCCTGCGCCATTTCATCCGTAGTGCCGGCGCAGGATCGAAGAGACTCATCCAGCCTCCCGACATCTTCCGGAGCGGTATTGATCAGGGCCAGCCACGGCGCCATCTGGTTCTTGCCGAAAATAGCGGATGCGGCGGCGATCTGCTCCGACTCGGACAGCCTTCCGAAAGCATCATGCAGCTCGCGCTGGATCGTGATGGAATCCTTCATCGTGCCGTCGGCATTGGTGACAGAGATACCAAGCTCCGCCATCTTTTCTGCGCCTTCCTTGGCGGGAGCTACCAGACGGGCAAGACCGGTCTTCAGGGAGTTAGCTGCTTTGTCCGCTTCAATGCCGTTGTTCGCCATGACGCCCATGTACAGGGCAGCGTCGTTGACGGTATAGCCTGCGGCAGCGAAAATCGGCGCGGCGACAGACATGGCCCCGGACAAGCTGTCCACATCCAGGGCAGAATTGTTGCAGGCTGCGGCAAACACGTCAGCGTAATAACCCGCTTCATCAAAGCTCCCGTGAAAGCCGTTGATCGTAGCGACGAGGCCTGCAGATACTGTGTCCAGATTGCCGCCCTCACCGGCTGCCAGATTCATGGCGGGAGCAAGCGCGGCGGCTGCCTGCTCAGCTGTCAGACCCGCGCGTGCAAAATTGAGTGTTGCGTTTGCGGCGTCACCCATGCCGAAGGTTGAGTTTGCCGCTGCCTCCTTCATAGCCCTGTCCAGCAGCTCCGCCTGTTCAGCGGTATTGCCCATCGTCTTGTTGGTGAGCTGCATGGTCTTGTCGACCTCGGCGAAGTTCTTTACACCAGCGGCGCCGACGGCGGCAAGCGGTAAGGTGACATGCGTGGTAAGGCCCTTACCGACACTCTCGATCTTACCGCCGAGCTCCTTCATTTTTTCGCCTGCGGCGGCGACCTGCTGCGCTTGGACGGAGCCGAAATTCTTATACTCCTGTTCCAGACTTTTCAGGCTCTGCTCTGTCTCGGCAATCTCGCGCTGCAGGGCATCATACTGATCCTTTGAGATCGATCCATCCTTAAGCGCCTGGTCAGCCTGCTTTGACGCTTCCTTCAGTGTTGTGAGCTTGTCCTTTGTGGCACTGATCTCCTGCTGCAGGGTTTTATATTTCTGTGCAAGAAGATCTGAATTGCCGGGATCCATTTTCAGGAGCTTGTTGACATCCTTCAGTTTAGATTCGGTATCTTTGATCTCCCTGTTGACATTTTTGAGGGCGGATTCGAGCTTGGTAGTATCGCCGCCGATTTCAATTGTTATGCCTTTTATTCTTCCACCGGCCAAGACTTGAACCTCCCTTCATTATGGTTAGAATCGATCCATCTGCTCCTGCGTAGCCACCTGAGCGTAGTCATAATCATCGTTCTCTTTTTCTATAAACATGTCCTGAACGACACCGACCGTGAGAAGATCCAGATCCCGGATGGATATACCCAGCTCAACGCAGCGGAGCAAAAAGAGCGGAGTTGTCAGGCTCCGCTCTGTGGCAGGTCGTTTTTTTTAGACACCGACTGTGTCTGCACGTTCAGACCCCAGAGCTCGATGATCTCCGGGAGTACCTGATAGATTGAGAACACACTGAATTCATCCAGCCACCCCTCCGCCGTATCCGGCAGAGACGGGTCGGCGTGCTTCGCCATTAGATAGGCGATGTTTTCAAAGGTCTCCAGCGAGAATACATCAAGGCCGCTGTTTTCTTCCTTGTTCTCGTTCAGCTCCTTTTCCAGCGTCATAAGGTCTTTGAAAATGTCCCGACCGTATTTGACGCGGTAGAGTCTGGGAATGGCGGCAGATGCCTTAAAAGGCACCTGTTTCCCATCAATCCGGATCACTTTTGTCATGCTCATGCTTTGAATCCTCCTCAGCCCTCAGGATCTGCGGCCGGCACAACCGATGCCGGGAGATATACTGCCGTGTACCAGTTCTGATACACAAAGTCGGTCGTGTCATCCCCGGTCTTCGCTTTCACGATGCCGTTGGCCATCGGGGTCGCCTTAACAGTAAGGGTCTCCGTCTGGACTTCGACCTCTTCCTCATTCGTCTTGGACGCCACGCCGGGACGGCTGGCCGCGCACTTGTACAACACATGGCGAATCTTACGGATGTCACCGTCAAACTCAAAGAGCAGCGCGAAGTTCACCGTCTCGGTGTTCGCGTTCTCAACCAGGACATTGTTCGCGTCCAGCTG